CACTTGAATTGATGTAGGAACATACCACTCTCATTACTTACTACTTTCGGCGTAAGTTTCCAACATTTTGCATTATTGAACATCATAACACTAGACCAATTCTTTTTCTCGTACTTTGATTGTTTTTGATTCAGGAACTTCGTACTAGTACTCGGTGTGTAATCATGTTTTGTGCACATTACTGCGTATCTGTCATCGCGTAAATTCCATAATTCAGTAATATCAGAAGTAACTAACATATCACAATCTAGAAATATTGACCATCCATTATAATCACTAAGATGTGGTGTTAGGAATCTAGTCATTGAAAATTCGGTTGATTCGTATCCTTGCTTTGATTTATTGTATAAATCCTTAATATGTTGCTTAGCGATAGGAATAAACGATACAGGGCTTGTGCTATGCTTTAGGATACTATGCGTTAGTACATGCCATGCTACTGTTTCGTGTGGGTCGTACCCTATGAATACTTTAATCATTCTATGCGTTCTATATCATCTTCCATACATTGTTCCCCATATTGTATTTCAATAATACGCAATGGTGATGATGTTTTATTACTCAATTTATGCCAAGTACCAATCGGTATTTCAATTTTCCCATATAAATCAAACTCAGCCTTCATATGATGTTCAAAATCATTCATTTCCACCGTAGCAATACCCTCAGACACAAACCAAAATTCACTACGATGTTGATGTTTTTGTAGACTTAAGGTTTTTCCAGGCTCTACAGTAAGTTCCTTAACTTTATGTGTACTTGTTTCGTGTATAACTCTATAGTAACCCCAAACTCGTTCGGTTTTGGGTGCCGTCCATTCATGTAATATCCACGACGATGAATTCTTCTTTTCATCGCCACCTATACTAAAATGAAATTTAATATCCATCCAAGCAGGACATGTACCCATTTCAGGTATATTATCCTCAACTCTATCACCACCATTTAAGAAGTTAATAGTAGCACCGTGATATAAACGTGCAGTCATTTTTATTGCATCACATGCACTATCATCACTATCATCAAATACAATTACGTCCTGTACCCCTTTGATGTTACGTAGTATCTCTACTCGCTCATGCAATGGCATAAATGCACGTCCTTTCTTACGTGCCAACCATTCATCACTATTAACCGCAACTACTAATCTGCCGTACTTCTGTGCTTCTTTTATGTATGCTAGATGTCCACTGTGAAGTGGGTCGAATCCGCCTGTAATTAACGCTACTTGCATATTATTGTCCGTACCAAATATTACTATAATCTAACCACGGAAGAACCAAATCTTCACGCTTCATATATCCATATTTATTAATACTTTCAACACCTGTTTTTGGTATTAGTCCTTTGTCTGCTAAGTCGTACCATGATGTTGTTTTTGGATTCATTGGTTCGATATCACTTTTATAAACAATTGCATTAACCCACTTATCATTAAATTGCTGTTGAAAGAATCCCGAACTGCAATCAAACCCACTAACTGCTAACATATGAATTAAACCGTCGATGGTGTAATTATGGTAATGATAGTTGGGCTGTGAACATACCAATTTATTGTATTCCATGTTAGCCGTGCTTGGTATCTGCAAAACCAACATACCACTTTCAGTTAACGTATTATTCCAAATACTTAATGTTAGTAAAGGGTTTAATGCATATTGAAAACTATCATGTGAATATAATACATCAAACTGTTTGTCCAAATGTGTTTCAAAATCATGCTTTATATATGATATGTTTTCGTGTTCCAATAACAATTTATCATTGATATCAATACCAGTACACTTGATATTTAATGGAATAGTAGTGTCATCCTCATCCACTTCACGTGTTGCCCACCATTCTAAATCTAACCCTTCTTTACCACATCCCATATCACAAACACTATCAATGCTTTCCATAAAATCAGGATATGCATATAGTAATTCAAGTGTTTCTAAACTATGTTCATGACTTTCTTGCTCTGAACTAAATCCCATTAATTAACTCCAATACAAGTTCATGTTTTCTTAATCTATGCATAGATACGAGATTATTTAATAATTGTGTATTTTTACTTATGCGATTCCACAAATTACCCCTCAAAACATTCATATCATGAATAGAATACTCATTACACAATCGCTCAAGTTCACCAACAATCATTTCCATACGTACATTTTCATCGTACATATCGTCGTACCCATGGTCAATAATGTCATCAAATACATCAAACCCCAAATCACGAACTGCTTGAACTGTTTTTGGAACAGAGAACCACATGGGCAGTTGCCTATATGCAAATGCTTTAAATGTTTTTTCAGTAAGAAATACTTCTCGCCAACTATCATCATCTGATTGTGAACTAGTTTCAGTGACAACATTTATTAAACATTGGAAAAAACTTACATCAGAATGATAATGCTGTTTCATATCATTATCGATTACACCATCAACTAATATCGGAACGGTATATGGATGTATCGCTTCTTTGAAGTCGGGTAACTCATTCAACCATTTGTTTGGTTGAGTTGCACAACTAATGATGTACTGCGAATCAGTGAATGTGTCGAGTAATTTCTTAGTGAATTTCAACCTACCAACTGATGCTCTTCGTTGCAATGAAATAAATTGTTTATTAAGTTTAACATCGTCCCACGAAATACCCAATGCATCCACATGTGATAAAAAATTACAATGCGCGACCATATGCTCAGGAAAACTTCGGTGCATGTACCGAAGTTTAGAGTTGATTGGAATGTTAAACAATACCCGAATCTCTAAGTTTGGATAGTCAGTACCGATTGCTGACAGCATTAGTTCAATATCATTAGTTCCAATACCCTCATTAACACAATCAAAAATACACAAATCATCAATTTGTACACCTTCACTAAGTATTTGGGAGTTGAATAGATGTAGAAAGTTTCCTTTCCTGATTATGTCAAAATCATTATCCCATACATTGTATATTGGGGTACCGTTGATATACCAAAACAGTGGTCTTGGTGATGGCATTTATACGACTACATCCTCCATACCTGCTGTGCGAAGTTTGACAATATGTCCTAATTGCCATTGTTTAGTATCTAATCCCTTCATGATACCCAACCAACGGTTTCTCAACAACGCGACCTCATTAATTAGTAATTCAAAATCAATCACTTCACTTTCCCCATCCGCGTACTTCTCCGCATCACGGCTACTTAATGAACGTTGGTATGCTTCTAAATATTTTTTGAAGTATTTTCGCCTGATGCGTCTTAACTCAATATTGAGAAATTCTAGTACTGCTTCGATTTCTTGTAATTGATAAAATCGATGCTCGGTAACACCAGGTAATTCCTTAATATTAGTTTCTACATGCCCACTAAGTCTCACTTCTTGCTTAGCATCATCTAATTGTTTATTGTAATATTCAATGAATGATGGAATATTCAATAAATTTTTCGTTACCTTAGAATACCACATACTATATACCAATCCATTTTAAAAAACTAGATGGGAATATTCCGAGTGATAATTTTGGGTTTCTTTTGGTAAACTCCAACAGAAATTCTTTTATCTGAATACGTTGGGCGTTGGTCGGTGTTGGGTGTATCGACGATACTATCATACGTTGTATGTCTGTGGGCAATTCCTTCGCATCATCTACTATACGATTCTTACTTTCTTGGTCAAGAACATATATAGCCATCATACTTGGGGTATATACCAAAGTAGTTCTAATGTCATAATTACCAAATAATTTATAAAAATCGGAAAAACCAAATATAGAAAGGTTTGATAATGTTGTATTAAAATCAAAATGGACATTATGTTCCTTTAAATAATTTATTTTCCCATCAAAGTCAGCCCACTTGAGCCCACTTCTGTTAAATTCTAAATTATCGTGTATATTTTCTGCACTAATTCGTATAGTAACATTACCATTAATTTTTTTAATTTTATCAACATACCGCTTAAAACGATGCATACTAACCCCCAATCCAGTATATATAATAATTTTAGAACTTAATGACATTTTTATATTGTCTAATATTTCAAATAATCCATTATTAACAAATGGCTCCCCTCCGGAAATTATTAACTTATCAAGTGAGTGAGATATCTTGATAACTTCGGTCATTACGTATTGGTAATTTTCATTACTTTTAATTTCGTTTTGTTTCACCTTCGAAATATTTAGTTCACGTGATGTGATGGAATTGCGGTTAATCAAATCTATGGAAGCGTTACTATATGTATACTCCCCATTTTTTTTAATATCATTAAACCACGTTGAACTAAATTCCTTGCAACAATACGTGCACATTAAATTACAATCCTTACTTATCGTCAAATCAATCTTTTCTGGAGTAGTGAAAATATCAGTATGTGTTTTAACTTCCCCTCCCTGCCATATTCTAGGACTTTCGGCACCCTTATCCTCTGCCACCCAACAATTTTGCTCGCAACTAACATTCCTACCATTGTTCAGCATCATAGTACGTTCGGCAACATTTATATCATCATTAAATAATGAATTATTGGATTCACAATCTATATTGTGTGGAGTTGCTGCATGGCAATTATAAACAGTGTCTGAACTTAAATCTATCTTCAAAAACCTAAATTTATAATTGCAATAGTAATTTCGGGGTTTATCTGACATTACTAATATACATCAACTTCATCATCAAAATCCACATCGACCTCTACATCTATATAATCTAGTAATGCCTTTTTGATATCATCATTCGTTGTTATGTCGGCAATTTTTTCACCATCAATTCCATTCTCAATCAATAATGCCACAAAATCATCTGCAGCATCTTTGATGTCAACGATATGTTCTTGTAGTACTTCCCATATTTCTAATTGTAATTCAAGACTCACTTTCTAACTCCTCTGATAAATCTTTTTCAACTTCCATTGCTTCGATGTTTTCAGTTGTTGGTTTAGCATCGATATCATCATAGATTGCCTCATCTTCCGCACTGATGTCTGCCATCAATGTGTCTAATGCACCATCCGTATTCTTTTCCCATGCTTTTCGGAACATAAGAATTTCTTCACCTTCTTCTGCACCTTTAGGTAGATACTTTAAACGGTTACCTTGCTTGGTAAGTAAACCTTGTTTCTCTGCTAAGTCTGTCAATCCACTGTACGGGTTCATTCCTGTTTCGTATGGAATTTTAACTTGTACTGCTTCGAATGGCTTAGCATAACGTGTTTTCATTACCTTACACGCCGCTCTAATACCTTTAACATCGGTCACTTTGTTGCCATCTGCATCTTCTTTTAGTTTAAGTTTACGCATAGCAACTACAATAGATGAAGCGTAAATAAAGCCTTGTCCGCCACTAATCTTATCATCTGGGTCAAACATATCCTGCGATGCATAAGTGTGATTGGTAGCAATAATACCAACGTTGTAGGCACCAATCATGTTAACTGTGTTACGTACCAATGATGTCAACGCTTTGGGCTTACGTCCTAAGTCACCTTTCATGTCACCTGCTTCAAACTGTTTAACATCAGTTGGTGTTAATAACATACCCAACGAATCAATTACAAATAGTACCTTCGGTCTATCTTCTTCTGCCATTGCTTTGTAGTCAATCATGAACGTACTAATAGTCTTAGCAACATCATCAATCATACATAAACTAAGTTTTAATAATTTAGCAGGGTCTGTATCAACACCAAGTGCTTGTAACCATGATTCATCTAGTGCATTCTCTGAGTCAATTAGCACAACAAAAATATCTTGTTCTTGTGCATTCTTAATGATATTCCCTGATGCAAAGTACGACTTACCTGCACCAGACTCACCTGCAAATACAGTTACTTTACCTAGTGGAACACCCTTATTAAAGTCACCCGATATAAGATAATTCAATGCGTAATTACCTGTTGAAATCCAATCAGTTGGGTCATGAAATCCGATTGATAATCCATCAATTGATTTTGTTATACTTTTTCTAAATTTACTTACGTCAAATGGTTTTCCCATTATTTTCTCCTTGTTATGTTATATATGTAATGCAATATACTTTTCCCAATACGTGCTAACTAATTCATCGTTAT